AGTTGCTAGATCTTGGAAGTATTCTGCTCCTAAAGGAATAGTTACGCCGCCGCCGCCATCATCGCCGCCGCCTTTAGTTATTTTACCTACTCCACCTAAAGAAGCTATGAGTGCGGCTATCTGCGCATTTAAGGCCCGTACCATTTCTAAAGCGGTTTTCTGTAAATAATCATCTATTTTAGTATTTAATGCTCTTACTTTAAATAATGCAAAGTCTTCCAAAGATTTTCCAGCTGCAGCTGCTTGCTCTGCTAATTTCCGTAATGCTTCGGCTGCTTCCATTTCTGCCAATATTTTTTTAGCCAGAGCTTCGTTATTGTCTAAGATTGCTAATTGAGCCCGTAGACGTAATTTAGTTTCTTCATCGGTAGCAAGATTTAAAGCTTGTGTTAATCCAATACGCTCTAGGTCAAACTTCTTTTTTAACTCTTCTACGTTTTTATTCTCAATAGCATTTTTAGCATTTAAGATTCTAAACTCTTCTTTTTTAGCTGCAGATAACTTGGCTTCAATACGTGCGTTTAATAATCTGACTTTAGCTAATGCTGAGTTTTGCTCTGGGCTAATTGTTCTAGCACTAGTTAATGCTCCACCTATTGCACTAGTACCTATAATACCCATAACAGCAATTAATGCTTTAGGACTCTTACTTGCAATAGCTAGAGCTAATAAACCTGCTTTAAATGATGGATTAGCTACTAAATCACTAAACTTTTTAATTAATTTTGCCATCTCTACAGTAGCATAAGCAATATTGTCGCCCATATTTTCAAAGTCTGTGGCTAACCCAGCAACTGAACTATCTTCACCTAATATGGTTAATGCATCTATTAAACCTCTACCAATAGATTTAGTTGCTTCGTCTGCACCCTTTTTAAGTACATCCATTTTGCCAGAGTAAGTATCTAAACGTGCTGCAGCTTGACCAGAAAAACGTGCTTCAAGTGCTGCCATGATTTTATTCATGTCACCTGTAGCTATTATGCTTTCATCTATACCTGTGTTAAGGTTTTTAATTGCTTTAGTCTGACCTCTGATACCAGCTGAGATAGCAGCAACTACTGTGTTTAAATTCTCACCAGTGCCTGCGCTTGTATTTAATGCAGCCTCTAATGATCGCTGTGCTAGATCTACTGATCCAGTAACGTTTAATAATGTCTTAAATGGTGTGCGTAAGTCGGTAAGTATTGCATAGGTTTTCTCTAAACTCTTTATGTAATCTTCAACCTGAGTAACTCTAAATGCGTTGCCTGTGTTTTCTAATTGTAAGGCTAAAGATTTGGCTGCTAGTTCATCCTCTGCAAATGCTTTAACTGCCTTCTTGCTAAATGCGACTATTGCTGTTGCACTAAATGCCACGCCAAAGGTTCGTGCTAGACCTTGTAATTGTTTATTAAATACAGATACATCTTGCTTTGCTTTTCTAAGAGCCTTACCATTCCAGGTTGCTAATGCCGAGACGACTACATTGGCCACTATGCGACCTTCTTAACTTCTGTGGCTTTGTTAAAATCTATAGCCTTTGTGTTTATTGTTTTAACTATCGCTTGATAAATTCCAGGACTTTTTTTAGCCCAAGCCTTGTAAATTAAGCGACCTTTAGTCTTACGTGTACCACTACGTACGCCTGGTAATTTAGGTTGAGACGTTAAAGGTTCTAATGCACTTACAAATTGATACCCTGCAAATGGATTGTTTGAATTGTAAGAACGTGTGGCTCTAGATCTAGTTTTACGAGTTTGTTCTTTTTCAAAAGCAACGACTCCGCCACCTTCATGGATAGAAGTAAATGGTGCCCGACCTTGTGGATTAACTCGGCCTGCAGTCTCGTAGATACGACCAGCTGCGCTTATATTGTAGACATAGTTTTCTACTTGAAAACCATTCTTAAATTTTCTGTTTTGTCCTTCTTTGTAACCTATGCCACCTTTAACCATAGCAGCTTCATATTTAGGGAATGGTCTGTAATCTACTTGTGATGAGATTGGCTTAGACCAGCCAGATAACATCTCACCGTTACCAGGAACATCACTCTTAGCTGAGGATTCAACATCACGCATTAAAGGCCCAAGAACAGTTTTAATGCGGTTATACATATCATCATCAAAAAACGATAAACCTTTTAGGACATCTTCAACGCCTACGACTTCGGCTGGCATTTTTGATCTCCCTACTTCTATCCGTTAATACCTGGACTATTGCCCTAAGCATTTCGGAATCCATTTCAATAAATTCTTTAGGAGGGATCCCCAGTTCTACGGATAGCGCTGCTATCGTATAGATTGTAGAATCCCTCTGCGTTATTTTTTTTCTTCGTCTAATACCTCAACAGTTTCAAGGCTGTCAATAAACTCTGTACCAAATAAAGGTACTGTGATACTAGCTCTACGTAAGCACTCCCAAGCTAACCAATAGATATGGGTCTGTTGCTCATGCTCACGTAGCATTTTGCTAATACCATTTTGCCATTTTACTTCAAACGCATATTCAACTCCTGGGGTTATTTTATGTTCTGTAACTTCCCCATTAGCCCTAGTAATCTTTAGCGTTGCCATTGTTACTCCCTTATTAGAACGCCACTGTTGGCGATACTGTTAATGCGGAGTTTAGCGTAAAGGTAACGCTAGAACTAGCAATTTCAGAGACGCCGCCTGTACCAATTGGGGTAAGGTTATTGACCAAAATGCTAAATTGATATGAAGGGTTAGCAGCTGATACAACTGTGCCTTTTACAGTAATTACTGATACTGCAAGGGTTTGTCCAAATGCAGCATTTAGTGTCTGCATAACCTGTGAGCTTGCCCAGTCATTGATAAAGTCCACGGTAAATGAACCAGATTGTAATCCAGCTGCAAAGCGGTGTGCTGTATCTGACATTGTTGTAACTTCAAGCTCATCTATGATCTGATTAATAACTGCGCTGGTGACATAAGAACTAATGTCAATAGATGGTACAGTAGGCGCAGCGGCAGTAGCCAGTTTAACGCCTACATTGTTATTTAAGTATATGGCCATGTTATTCCTCTTCTTTTTTAGTTTGTGCGGTTGGTTTTGGTGCTTCTTTTATTTGGCCTATCTTTATTAAGAAGGCTAAATCGTTTGCTTCACTCATTTTAGCTCCAGCTCGTTAGGATTGATACGGTGATGTCGGATGTTAATAAATCTCCACTTGCCACACTTGTGATAGCTGGAGCAGAGACACTTGATATATTTAGCACCAAAGATGATGCGTTTAGTTTAGTCACAACAGCAACAATAAAATCTTCTATGCCTGCAAGGTTACCCTGGTTATCTAAGGCTGGTACACAGATCATTAAGCGAAAGTTTGCTAAAGGTGCGATGTTTATTTGATCGTTATTAGAAGGCGTAAGATACGGCTCGCCAGGAGTTATCACAATACTATTGGGAATTAACGTAGCTGGTGGGTAACTAAATATATTCCATACACCAGTGTTAGTTAGATCAGTTGCAAGTGTTGACCTTAGTGTAGTAATTGCCGCTGGCATTAGCCCACCATTGTGTTAGGACTAGAGTAAGGTGCTATGAGACCTCGTACTCTGTTTATAAGCTGGTAGCCCATGGCGTAACGATTGGGGCTCATGCCATCCATACCGTTGCCTCCGTTTTGAGAAACCTGGCGTGCCTGGAAAATATCCACGGCAACTATCATCGCTGCTTGATTTATACTTGGCGTATTCGCATACGACTGAGTCTTGTGATCTGAGCCTGTTGCTAACCCGTAAGGTAATACTTTATGAAAATTTTGATTTGCTGCAGTTTTATTAAATTGAACAAATGAATAACCATTAGGGTAATTGACTTGGCCATATTGATACATAAATACTGGGATTAAACTAGTAGTACCAGTGCTTGGCGGTATTGTGCCAGTAATTGTGTGCGTGCCGTTAAATGTAGCTCCGCAATTAGTTACTACTATTGATTGGGTCGCTACGAATGCGTTTGGATTGGCAAGCATAAGAGTGGCTACATTATCTTGTAACGCTGTGCCTACAACTGGTGCAGTGTTGAACCATAAATATTGGTTAATTAAATCTTCTGATGTTTGGCAAATTTCTTCAATAGTAGCATCGGAGTAAAGTGAACCAATTCCGAGATTAGCCCGTAACTCGGCCACGGTAACATAACTGGCTGGCATCTTTACTCCTTTGCTAATAGCTCTCTGGGGCTAGGGCTACTAAACCCCAGAGATTACTTATTTGATCGGT